GGTCTGGATAAAGAGCGTGAAAGAGAAGTGCTATTCGAAATTAATGCGGAAACATCGGAATTTAACTTTGATCAGTGGTACGATCAGGAACGCATGATGATCGAACTGCAGGCTAATTTCCAGGTGAACGATGATCTTGGGCTGATTTTAAAGGCAGTTGGCAATATTGAAAAGAAAAATGGACAGGAGTATTCCGATGATGGCGTCTCCCAGGTTGCAACTATGAAGACAGGCATTGCCATGAAAGGTGATGTGATTGTACCGAATCCAGTAGAGCTGATCCCATATCGTACATTCCAGGAAGTGAAGCAGCCAGCGAGTAAGTTTGTATTCCGGATCGGAGATAAAGAGGTTCCAGCCTTTAAGATTGTAGAAGCAGAGGGCGGTATCTGGAAGAACGAAGCCATTTCAAATATCAAAACATTCCTTATGGAACACCTCTCCAATATGGAAAATGAAATAAGAAGTAGCATTACAGTAATCGGTTAATTCAGCTTACCTCTGTGGTTTTATATGTCACGATCTAAAACCAGTGAAATACCCTCCGCTGCCTTTCAGTGGGTGGCGGGGGATTATAAATGGAAGTAGGTGAACCGCACCATGCCAAGACCCCAGAAAGAGGGTATTGACTACTTTCCGTTTGATATTGACTTCTTTTCTGACCCTAAAATAAAAATCCTGAAGGCAAGGTATGGAGTGGATGGCATTGCAATCTATGTGTATCTGCTATGTGAGATTTACCGTTCAGGATATTACATTCGATTTAATGAAGATTCCCAGTATATTATATCGGACGATTTAAAAATGAGTCCAGATAAGGTGATGCAGGTTTTGAAATTCTTATTGGAACGGTCACTGTTTGATAATAAACTTTTCCAGTCGGACGCTGTCTTAACCTCTGCCGGAATACAGAAAAGATTCCAGTTTGCCGTGAAAGAACGAGCGAAAAAGAATCCCATTGAAATAGAGGGTTTCTGGATTCTTCCAGAAGAAAAAACGGAGCCCTTTATTAAAGTGAACTCATTTTTAAATAAATCAGGGAATAACGTGGGTTATTCCGGGAAAAACTCTGATACTTCCCGTGAATTATCCCTAAAGGAAAGTAAAGTAAAGGAAAGTAAAGAAAATAAAAGTAAAGATATTAGCCCGGAGCTTTCAAAAAGCACCAGGCAGGAAGCGGTGTATGAACTGATTTTAAATGATGGATCTTATTATCCAGTTTGTACTCAGGAGATTGAAAAGTACCGGAGCCTGTATCCTGCTGTTGATATAAATCAGGAATTTCGTAAGATGATAGGCTGGCTTGATACCCACCAGCAAAATAGAAAGACAAAGCGAGGAATTAATAAATTTATAAATAGCTGGATAAGCAGAGCACAGGACTCAGCCAGACCTGTAAGAAAGGAAGAGCCGAAAAAGAATCCGTTTCAGAATTTTCCACAAAGGGAAACGGATTATGATGCTATTGTCAACGCGCAGTTAGGAGAAATGGGGAAAAGTTAAAGGAGGATTGACCATGGAAGAGATGGATCCTGTTGTCAGGCGGGAAAATGATGAAGAAGTAAAGCCAGAACCTTCCCACTGGTATGAAGGGCATATAAGTCTGGAAGATGCAAAGACGTTTATTAAAAGCAATATAACAACGGCGGCCCGTTCTTTTATTGCCATTGGATTTTATTTGAAATGTGTCAGGGATAGGGGATTGTTTGCAGAAGATAATTATCAGGATGTCTGGGATTTTGCCAAATCAGAATATGGTATAAGCAAAAGCACTGCTAGCCGGTATATGTCCATGAATGACCGCTTTTCTGAAAACGGAAATAGTCCCAATATAAAAACGGAATACCGAGCATTTGGGAAAAGTCAGCTGCAGGAAATGCTGTATCTGGAAGATGAACAGCTGGACCAAGTAAAGCCTGGAGACAGGGTTGAGGATATTCGGAATTTACGAAGACCCAAGGAGATCCCATACATAGAGTTGCCCGGACAAATGGATTTTGAAATAGACTTTCCTGATATCCTGCCTCCGGATCAGATAGAGCAGCCTGTAGCATTACAAAAGCAAACCTTTGAAATGAATGTGGTGGATCTGCTATCTGGTGAGGATCAGGAGAGCGTTGCGATATCGCAACAGGATGCGGATGTGAATAGTCAGGACTTTGAGGATAAACGAAGAGAAGAATGGTTGATCCGATGTGATGTCCTTAGAAAAATGTGCAATGCTCTTTGCGATATGCATTCCTATGGTCTGAAAAAAGATAATTACAGTATGACAGCAATTCAAAGAATATCAAGCGGATCCTATGGTTTTGGATTTGGCGATGACGGATCTGGTCATTCAGAATATAACGTTGAATATAAGGAACCCAGGTACTACGTAGAGAAATTTGATGGAACTGGAAACTGGGTATATGAATCAGGTGAGATCGAACAGCATATTTGGAATTTTAATGGACGTGAATGGTACAATGCACATTCGGATCAGCAGAAACAGGAAACCTACCAGGTAGAGGATACGGGATATTATAATCCAGATGATGAAAAGGAAGTAGATGAATCCTATAGCTTTGCAGGAATTCCAAAAGCTTCTGACCGACATGTGATGATGTTTGCTCGGTTATTTGTCCATGAAAACAAAGCACTGCTATTTCATGGCGGTGTGTTTTACGGAATCAGTGATGAAAAAATCATTGAAATGCTTAAACTTAGGTATTGTGCCCGGAAGGAAGATCCTATCATTATCGACAATGATGTGGAGGTATCAGTATGCGCCGAGATTATTGAGTTTTCCCGTGGTGATGAGGATTTAGGAATCTGCCTTTTCCAGAAGTTTTCTAATTATGTACGAAAGCAGATTGATGAGTATATAGAGAATCAGCTGGCAGAAGAGAAAGTGGAGGAAAACCAAGAAAACGTTATTAAACACCAAGGAAGCATACCGGAAGAGGGCAAAAACGTACCGGAATCTGCTGAAAACGTGATTGATGGAGAATTTGTGGAGGTTCCGGCAGAATCGGAAATAACTGAATATGCTCCAAGGTATTTCCTGGAGGAGCAGAAAATAAAGCTTGATGAATACCTGAGAATACTTGAGAAAGCAGAATTGGGACCTTCGGATATAAAGCTCCTCGAGCGTCAGAAGACGATTGTATGTGCACTGGCCTGTATGGTGGCGGAGCTGGAAAAACCAGAACCGGATCAGGAACCCGTAAAACAGGAACAGCCAGAGCTTCCTCTCCTGAAGAATAATGATCAGCGTGCTGCCTTTATAGATGCCTATGAGACATGGCCGATCTGGATCGAAACTAAAGAAACCGGAGAACGGTACTACCGATATGATTTGTCGGAAAATGCTGCCATTGTGGTAAAGGTGTACTGGAAACATTCCTGGGAGAGTTATAAGGAATCCAAGGATTATGAATATGGTGCACAACAGTATTACCTTATGGGAGTGAAATCAGAGTGGCGCAAGGGTAAGAATGTTTATGTAGAAGATAATACCAGAAGTTTTTATGAGTGTAGTACAAACCGATCCGCCCTGGTGGAATATTTAAAAGATTATCAGAGGAAAGAGGGATAAAGATGGACGAGTGTTGTTCCAGTTGTGCTCATTGCCAGTACATAGACGGTGAATGGGTATGCACTAATGAAGAATCAGAAGGGTATGGCTGTGAAACCAGCTTTGATGATTATTGCGGAGAATGGGAGAAGAGAGAGGGTTGATCATGAATAACAAACTTATTGATCTAAACAATCATCTATTTGCAGAAATGGAGCGCCTGGGCGATGAAGAATTAAACGGCGATAGCCTGACGCAAGAGATAGAACGGGCCAGAGCTATCACTGGAGTAGCTTCTCAGATTATTGCAAACGGGGCTCTGGCTTTAAGAGCCGAGCAATTCAAAAGCGATATTGTTTCAGCCAAGGATGCCAAGGTTCCTAAATTTCTGGAGACGGAATAATGGCTCGTCGAAAGTATACCGATGCCGAAAGGGAATTTATAATCTCTTTTGCTTATGGACATGGACACAAGGAAATCATGGAGGCTTTTAACAGGAAATTTGAGGAGCCGATTAGTTTTAATCAGGTCGTGAGCTTTCTTTCAAACCATAAGATTTCCACTGGGAGGACTGGGCATTTCAAAAAGGGATACAAACCGTATAATAAAGGAATTCATAGCTATGGTCCTACACAGTTTAAAAAAGGCAATATGCCACCCGGGTATAAGCCGGTGGGAACTGAAATAGTTCGGAACAGGTTTAAAACAGGTCAAAAATATGTGTATGTAAAGGTAGCAGAACCGAACAAATGGAGATTGAAACATGTTTTGGAATGGGAAAAGTATCACGGGCCGGTTTTAAAGGGTGAGGTTGTTATATTCCTTGACGGAGATACTTTGAATACGGATATAAATAATCTCATGCTGATTGACCGGAAAGTTCTAGTAGTAATGAATTGGCTTGGCCTCCGGTATCAGGATCCGGAAAGTACACGGACCGGAGCTTATGTGGCGGAATTGGTGACAAAGATTGCAGAAGCGAAGAAGAGGTAGGTCTATAAACGGGAGATGCCGACAGGGAGACGAATCCTGCCGGCTAAAGTATGAAGATAAAAACTTTTCTTCTCAATTAATATACCATTCACTCCTGAAATGAAGCTTAAATTTATAGCTAATATTGCGAAAAAGAGGAGTAGCCGGTAAGATTGGCGGATCCTACCGGCTGTTATGAAAAAAAGTATTTATATAAAAGGTTGTTTGCCTCTTTACAAGTATTAATATACCGGGGAAATGTGACCGGAATTTGATGGATCTGTGAAGAGAGTGTGAAAGGAGAAAAAGATGGCTGAAATAAAAATGGATCATAAAATTAGCGGATATGAATGCCCTGAGTGCGGAAATGATGATATTGAACTTGGTCAGAGTTTTTGCCAGGACTGCGGCGAACCGATTGAGTGGAAAGAGGAATATGAGTGATGGCAGAACAAAATGAAATGGAGAAGATTGCCACTCCTATGATGGAGCATATATGTGATCACCTGTGCCGGTTCCCATGGGAGATCGAGCGCAAGGAAGATCTGGAAGAGGTATGCGCCGGTTGCCAGATGGATAAGTATACGAATGATATCCTGAATACATATAACCGGGTGAGCAGTTCCGGGGCGGAGATATTACAGGGACAGGCTGAGCATGAGAACCTGGTGGCTGACTGGAAGTGGCATTTAACGGAACGGTTTAGTCGGATAGTTTGAGGAGGTATGAATGAAATCATTATTACATTATCCCGGAAGCAAGAAACGGATCGCCCCATGGATAATTGAGAATATGCCAGAGCATCACAGCTATCTGGATCCTTATTTTGGTGGAGGGGGTATGTTTTTCGAAAAGCCTCCTTCCAAGATTGAGACGGTGAATGATCTTGATGGAGATGTGGTGAATTTCTTCCGGGTGATTCAGAATCCGGAAAGCTGCCAGAAGCTTCAGGAGTGGCTTACATATACACCGTATTCCAGACAGGTGTACGATGAATCCTTTGTAAAGGAGCCACAGTCACCGGTGGAGCAGGCTGGTTACTTTGCAGTAAGATCCATGCAGAGTCATGGTTTTCGCCTAACTGAAAAATGTGGCTGGAAGAAAGATGTGTACGGCAGGGAAGCTGCCTACGCAGTCCGGTACTGGAATCAGCTTCCGGAATCACTGGCAGAAATGGCGATCAGGCTGAAAGGCGTACAGATTGAGAATAAGCCGGCACTGGAGTTGATCAGAGCGTTTGATCACGATAACATCCTGATCTACCTGGATCCGCCTTATGTGTTATCAACACGGACCAGGAAACAGTACTGGTTTGAAATGTCGGATCAGGATCATGAGGAGCTACTGAAGACGGTGATCGACAGCCGAGCTAAGATAATGCTTTCCGGATATGACTGTGAGTTGTATGAAAGGTATTTGAAAGGCTGGAGGAAAATACAGATTCCGGCCAGAGCGCAGAACAGTCTTCCAAGGGTGGAGACGTTGTGGATGAATTTTTAGCCGGTAAATTAGGATTTGATGGAGGTGTGAAATGTTAAGAATATTAATCATACCAGAACACATGCAAAGGGGTGAAAGAGTCCTTGATGCGGTATATAGAAAAGAGACGGAACCCATTGTGACCAGAACAAAAAATATGATACTAACACAAGGCGGAACGGAGTATGTTGTGGTACTTCCAGAAGTACGGTACTTGAAGGGACAAAGAGCAGATCAGATTATTCTTGATTATGCATTCGTGAATTCTCTAAAACATGAAGTTGACTCAATTCTGCACAGTTCATGCGTTCCAGAAGCTTTTCAAATAATGGACGATAGAAATGTTTTGAACTTCGGTTAAACTGAAATTGCCCAAAAGGAGGGATACATTGAGAAAATCATCAAAAGACTGTAGAGCAGACAGAGCCAGCGTAAACAGTCGCATACAAGCCGAGGCGGATGAAGCTATAAAGGCACCACCGGTTATGAGTTTCAGTGCAACAAATCCACCCTACGCATATACGAGCCTGTGTCCGGATCCGAAGCGTAGGACAGGCCCGGCTTTTGCGGAATTACGTAGGAAGAAGGTGTAGCATGAAGCTTTTAGATAAACAGAAAGTCACTGTCCAGGTTTATCCTGGTAGGAAGTTTGGGACCATGATCGGCAGCAATGACGGTTTGATCGGGATCCGGCTCAACAGTGGTGATTACATAGACGTTCCCCAGGAGGGGGTGAGAATTGTATCGGTGGAGGTGGAGAAGGATGGAAAAGACAAGGTTTAGTGTTATCCGGAAGAAGTGTTTGATCTGCGGAAAGACTTATCCTTCTGATTCGAAGCGGACAAGCTGCAGCTGTAAGGATCATGGGAGATTGTTTGCGGTAGGGACATGGCATCAACCAAAAACGGGAGGGAGAGCGGATGGCAACTAAAAAGCTATATACGGTTTATGATAACGGGGATCCGATCGGTGAATATAGTTCTCTGGAAGCGGCAGCACTGTTAAATCTGCCATGTGCTACTATTACCTCTTACGCCAGTTCTGGAGCTAAAGCACTTGGGAGATACACGTTTGAGGTTGCCGGATCAATTACGGACGATCCCCTGGCAATAGAATGGGACAGGGCGAGAAAAGAAATTTTAATGGCAGGAGGTGTGGATCATGAAGAAAGTCATGAGCCCGGCAGAGCAGCTGGCAGGATTCCTCAATTTTGTTGATCAGTGTACCGCGGAATACAGGATTGCCTGTGATACGGTGAGTGAGGAGGACAAGCGCCTGCAGGACCTACTTCATGGTATAGAATTATCTGAAAACCGATCAGAAGCAGATAAGGTACTAACTAAGCTGCGCAGGAGCCGGAAGCAGCGAAGAGAGTATAAGGACGCTGTAAGACGGAATCAGCTGATAGTGGAGTTCTTTAATGATCAGAATAATAAGGCAACGCTTAATAAGATGCGGCAGCTCCTGGGACGACAGCGTAAGGAAGAAGAGTTCCTAAATGGCAAGCGGGTTTACAAGCCCAGGGTGAACAGTTGACAACTGGGAGGTGATTGTTTGAATAAAGAGACAGCGGAGCAATTAGCAAAGACGGCAGCAATGGAAGCCGTGAGGGAATTTGAAAAGTCCCAGAAGAAAAGCCGTAAGGCCAAGGTGTTCCAGAATGCCAAGAAGCTTATGGAAAATTATAACCGGATATGCAAGAGTGTACAGGAAGGTGTTTCCGAGTTGTCGGACGTGGACGACGGGGAAGAGCTGGAGGAATTATCTGCAGAGGACATTTACATAAACAGTATCATAAAAAGCAAGTTACGGAGCATTGTCATGATCGCACATATTGACAAGTGCCTGGGACTTCTGGAAGAAGAGATGATCAGGAAGGAAACACCGTGGAAGTATGATGCTTTTAAGCGATACTATCTGGACGGAATGACTTATGAGAGCATTGCGGAGACCTTAGATAGTTGCGTGGACAGAACTGTGAGAAGATGGGTTTCCGAGCTGACGGTAATTTTGAGCATATATTTATTTGGAGCAGATGCCATTGTGCTGGATTAAGGGACTTGACAAAGAGTGTCCGAAGCGTGTCCTTGTGATATCCTTATAGACGATTTATACTTGTAATATCCAAAGTTGCATAAATTTGGTAATCCCCTGCGGTTGCCGGGTGTAACAGCCCGGTGACTGATTAAAGCCGACGTTCTTATGCTTTCTTCATGGCTTTTCAAATCGGATAGAAAGCGGGGTATAAAAGTCAGTGTGTTGAGCCCAAAATGCAACACTGGGGTGCGGAACATAGCTTAAATAAAGCGCTTATTCTGAGATCCCGGTTTAATTCCGGGTGTTCCGATTCAACAAGTAGGTTCCAGCGTGCATGGGAAGCTGGATTAAATGCGGTCAATCTGGTAAGGGTATCAGAGCGTAAAACAGCCTATGAAGATTCATAATTACTTATTCTCCTAAGAAACACCTGTCTTGGTAAAAGCCTTGATGGGTGTTTTTATGTATAAAAATTAGCCAGATTGGAAGGTGAGGTGATGGCGAGTGGACACGAAAACTTAATTCCTTTAAATCAACGAACAAAGGTTGAACAAAGGAAAATTACATCAAAAGGTGGAAAAGCCTCCGGTGAAGCGAGGCGGAAAAAGGCAGACTTCCGAAAGACATTGAATGCCCTTCTGACTGCTGAAATAGACAATCCGGAATGGTCCCCGTTATTGGAATCTCTGGGACTTGATAACACCTTAGAGTCTGCGGTCAATGCTGCCATGATTAAAGAGGCTCTTATGGGTAATGTGAAAGCCTATGAAGCCATTGCTAAGTACTCCGGACAGTCAGAAAAGACAGATACGGACCAGGAGGAACAGAGCCTGCGAATGGCAGCGTCGAAAGCTAAGATGGGCGTTGATGATGATGGGGAAGCGGAAGACGATGGTTTCTTAGATGCATTAAACGGGTCAGCCAGTACAGATTGGGAGGATTGGGAAGAAAATGAGCAGGAAGATGAGGAAACAGATATTTAAGTTTCAGCCGTTTTCTCGTAAGCAGAGAATGGTTCTGAATTGGTGGACGAAGAATTCACCGGTTAAAGATATGGACGGAATTATTGCAGATGGTGCGATCCGATCAGGGAAGACCGTTTCCATGTCTCTGTCATATGTGTTTTGGGCCATGAGCTCTTTCAATGGACAGAACTTCATCATGGCAGGAAAAACAATCAGTTCTTTCCAGCGTAACGTACTTACCAATTTGAAGATGATGCTGCGTAGTAGAGGATACCATTGTATTCATCATTTGTCCGGTGAGACTCCTAACATGCTGGAAGTAACAAAGGGTAAAGTCACTAACTATTTCCATATTTTCGGTGGAAAGGATGAAGGTTCCCAGGAGCTGGTACAAGGTATTACAGCTGCCGGGGCTTTTTTTGATGAAGTTGCCCTGATGCCGGAATCCTTTGTCAATCAGGCAACCGGACGCTGTTCTATCACTGGCTCAAAGTTCTGGTTTAACTGCAACCCTGCAGGTCCCATGCACTGGTTCAAAACTGGTTGGATCAATAAGTGTATAGGGTATCTTGGCAGGAAGAAGGCCGAAGAGTTAATCGCCGCCGACAAGGAAGTTAAGAACATCTTATATTTGCACTTCACCATGGATGATAACCTTTCCCTGGACGAAGCAATCAAGAAGAGATACCGCAGCTTGTATGCCGGTGTCTTTTTTTTGCGTTATATCGAGGGATTGTGGGCCGTTGCCGAAGGGCTTATCTATACCATGTTTTCCAAGTCGAATAACGTTTATGATGATGAGACGCGTCCCAAGGGATTGGAATATCTCTCCACTCGCACGATTTCCCTGGATTACGGAACTACTAACCCATGTGTATTCCTGGACATTTACGACGATGGAGACACTATCTGGGTAGACCGGGAGTATCGGTGGGATAGTCGGGTAGAGCAGGGAAAGCAAAAGACTAATAGCCAGTACGGTGATGATATGGTTGTCTTTATGGGTGACAATCCGGATCTGCAATGCGAAATCGTGGCGGATCCATCGGCAGCCAGTTTTATCGTAGAATTGAAAGGCCGCGGCTACATCGTGAAGCCTGGGGACAACGAAGTGGAAGACGGAATCCGAGTGGTTGCGGCTCTGTTTCAATCAGGAAAGATCAAGGTACATAAACGCTGTGAGGGTCTGATAACTGAGATACGGTCCTATGTGTGGGACGATAAGGCAGCACAGCACGGGGACGAAAAGCCAGTTAAGCAACTGGATCACGGCCCAGACGCCCTGCGTTATTTCTGCATGACGAAGTTACCAAAATGGAGGAGGAATGTTCAATAATGGCAAAGCCAAAACGAAACCGCCCACAAATACGGGCAGATAATAAGATCCAGGTAAACGATGCCTTTTCGAACCCGATCGCACGGTTGGGCTACGGGACACAGGATCTCCTGCAAGCGACACAGTACCCGCTTACTCGGATGACGCAGAATTACCAGTTGCTTACAAGCCTTTATAGGGATAACTGGATTGTACAGAACATCATATCAACAATACCAGAGGATATGGTCCGTAAGTGGTACACCGTAAAGAGCAACGTGGCACCGGAGCGCATAGATTCCCTGCAACGTCTGGAAAGAAAGACTCACTTAAGAAAATCTATCCTTGAAGGAATGTATTGGGGCAGACTTTATGGGGGAGCAGCTGCGATCATCATAGTAAAGGGACAGGACGATCTGTCAAAGCCTCTGGATTATGACCTGATTCTCCCAGGGACGTTTCTGGGATTGCAGATCCTTGACAGATGGAGCGGTGTCTATCCGGAGATGGGGATTGTTACAGATCCGTCTGATCCTGATTTTGGTCTTCCTGCGTATTACACTATCCGGGACGAGGAGAGCGGCGCCCTGGTATCAACGGTTCATCATAGCCGGGTGATACGGTTTACAGGCCGTGAGCTTCCCTATAACGAAAGAATAGCAGAGCAGTACTGGGGGGAATCGGAAATTGAAGCCATATATAACGAGGTGGTAAAACGGGACAATGTCTCTTCCAATATTGCCGCGTTGACCTTCCGGGCAAACATAAACTATATGGAAACGGATTCATTGGATCAGATGCTCGCTGTAAACAATTCGCAGGCACAGCAACGCTTTTGGCAGACAATGCAAGCGCAGAGTGCACTGGAAAGCAATTTCGGTACCCGCCTGGTAAATAAGGGTGACGTTATGCACAACACCCAGTACACCTTTACCGGTCTGGCAGATGTTTATGACCGCGTTATGATGGACGTTGCGGGAGCTGCCAGAACCCCAGTGACAAAGCTGTTCGGAAGATCTCCTGCCGGAATGAACTCCACCGGGGAAAGCGACATGAACAACTATTATGACTACATTGACGGTTTGAGAG